GTTGTCACCCATGCGCAGCGCCAAACAAATCAAACCGCAGTCCCCGTCCTTCGCCGTCGAGTGGTGGCTGATTGGCCGCGTCACGCCGTATCCGAACAACGCCCGGGTGATTCCTGCGTCGGCAGTTGAGAAGGTCGCGTCCTCAATTCGGGCCTTCGGGTGGCGTCAGCCCATCGTGGTCGATGCCGCTGGCGTGATCATCGTTGGGCACGTTCGTCTACTGGCTGCACAGTCGATGGCGATGACCGAAGTTCCCGTTCACGTCGCGCTCGATCTCACGCCCGGCCAGGTGAAGGCGTACCGACTGATGGACAATCGGTCCCACGATGAGGCGACGTGGGATTTGGATCTGATTGGGCCGGAGCTTCAGAGCATCCAGGAACTGGACAGCGATTTCGATTTGGCGTTAACCGGGTTCGATCAGGATGAGTTGAACGCCTATCTGTTCCCGGAGGAGGAAACCAGCGGGGAAGAGGATCTGGTTTCTCTGCCGCCGGTCGTGCCGGTCACTCGGCCCGGCGACTTGTGGCTCTGCGGTGAGCACCGCGTGCTCTGCGCGGATTCAACCAGCCCTGAGGCGGTCGCTCGGTTACTCGGGGATCGCAAACCGTTTCTGATGATCACGGACCCACCGTACGGAATCGAGCTGGATTCAGAGTGGCGGGATCGAGCCGGGCTGAACGGCTGCGGACCCGCTGAGGCGAGCTACATGAAGCACCGCACCGAAGGCCACACTCAAACGGAAATCTCGGGCGACACGCGCGCGGACTGGTCGGAAGCCTTCGCGCTGGTGCCAAGCCTTGAAGTGGGGTATATCTGGCACGCATCGAAGTTCACGCGCGAGGTCCTCGACGGCTTGCTGCGAATCGGTTTTCTGCATCACCAGCAGATCATCTGGAACAAGGGGCGCACCGTGCTCACGCGCACGCACTACTGGTTTCAACATGAGCCGTGCTGGTACGTCCGAAAGAAGAATGCGCCGTGGTACGGAAAGCCCGGCGAGAACTCGACGATCTGGGATTCGCCGTCGCCGAAATTTATCATGGGCGGTTCGGATGAGGAGAAGCTCGATCACCCCACGCAAAAACCCGTCGCGCTGATGCGGCGCCCGATTCTGAATCACACCAAGCAGGGCGAGCTGGTGTATGAGCCGTTCCTTGGCAGCGGCACAACGCTCGCCGCGGCGGAGCTGACCGAACGCGTCTGCTGCGGACTGGAGCTCGATCCGAAGTACGTCGATGTGGTGGTCGAGCGATGGCAGCGGCTCACGGGGCTGGAAGCAACGCTCGATGGCGATGGCCGGACGTTCGAACAGGTGAAATCCGAACGTGTGGGGATCGCGGCATGAATCGCCCGCTGCCACCACGAGATCGCGGAATTAGAATCGCTCATTCTTTCCGGGCACCCCGATCTGCAGGGCCTGTGCCTCGCGCTCTCGGACTGGTCGGCTGAGCTGAGGATTCTGAAAGCAGAACTGCCGCCGGATCGTTGAACCCGGCGGCGGCTTGGTGAGGCAGGTGGAAGGCTCTACTTGGCGACGCGGTATACGCGGTCGCCTGCTTCGTTTTTCGAGGACTCGATATTGATGCTGTGCTTCTTGGCGGCGATGGAAATGAAACCCCTGACGCTGTGGGCCTGCCAGTCGGTAGCCTTCATGATCTCGGCAAGGGTCGCGCCCTTGGCGCGGGCGATCATGTCCAGGATCTTCGCGCCCTTGCTCTCGGCGCGGGGGGCGGCGGCCTTGCGTTCGGGCTTGGCGGCTTTCTTCGCGGCCTTGGCTGCCTTCTTCGGCGCGGCGGCTTTGGCTTTGGCACCCTTGGCGGTTTCCTGGCCCTTGGGCGCGCCTTTCTTCTGAGTGGCAGCCTTCTTCGAGGCGGCCTTGGCGGGCGCAACGGGCGCGCCCTGTTCCGCAACGGCGGCGGATTGGGTGGTTTCGGTAACTTCGTGGTTCTTCATGGTGGTTATCCCTTTCTGTTCAATCGCTTGCGCGTCTCTGCGCACCACGATTCATCACTCCGTTTGAACCGGAAAGCAAGGCAATTGTTAGTCGAATGGGAATCTCTTTACGGGCTTACGCAAAGGCGCGCGGATGCAGCCTGACCGCTGTTCAGAAGGCGATCGCCACCAAACGGATCACGAGGCTCCCGGATGGAAGTATCGATGCGGAGCGCGCCAACCGGGAGTGGTCGAAGAACACGTTCGCCGGCCAGACGATCCGTGAAGCTACCCCACCAGAGCGGCTTCCGATGCACGAGTCCCCGGCTCCCACGGGCGATCCCGTCACTGCTTACTTGCGGGCACGTGCGGTCAAGGAGAGTTTCCAGGCACGGACGGCTGAGCTGGATTACAAGGAGCGCGCCGGGAAGCTGATCGACGCAGCGCGGGCTTCCGAGTACGCGGCTACGTTCTCCGCGATCGTCAAGGACGGACTGATGGCTATGCCGGATCGCCTGGCTCCGATGCTGGCGGCGGTGGACGACGAGAAGACGATTCATCGAATGCTGGGAGCTGAGATTACAGCCTTGTTACGGAAGGTGAGTAAGTCGGTCGCGGACGCGGGTCTTTGAAGATGCAGCCGTTCTCGATTCACGAAGTGGGCGCCGCGGCGATGCTGCCACCACGCGACATCACGGTCGCGAAGTGGGCAGACGAGAATCGTGTCCTCACCGGCGGCGCGGCGGCCGAGCGTGGACAGTGGCACACGCGTCCTTACCAACGCGAGCCGATGGAGGTGCTCAGCCCGGCGCATCCGTGCCGGCAGGTCGTGCTGCTTTCGGCGGCGCAGCTTCTGAAGACCGAAGTGCTGCTGAATTTCATCGGCTTCATTGCCGACGTCGATCCGGGGCCGGTGCTGGTGGTCGAGCCGCGCGCCGAGGACGCGAAGGCTCTGTCGAAGGACCGCGTAGCTCCCATGTTTCGTGCGACGCCTGCACTGCGCGGGAAGATCGCGCCCGCGAAGTCGCGCGACTCGAACAATACGACGCTGCATAAAGTTCTCGCCAACGGCGAAGGGCACATCACTTTTACTGGGGCGATCTCACCGTCCGGTCTTGCGATGCGGCCGATCAGGTATGCGTTACTCGACGAGATCGATCGTTATCCTGCGAGCGCAGGCACGGAGGGCGATCCGGTATCGCTGGCCATCCAACGCACCTCCGAGTTCGCGCACAACAAGAAGATCGTCATGGCGTCGACGCCGACGATCAAAGGCATCAGCCGGATCGAACTGGCGTGGCTTGAAAGCGATCAGCGCGATTACTTTGTGCCCTGCCCGAAGTGCGGTGAGTATCAGGTGCTGGTGCTGGGCGACGGCACTGGGCCGGGACTGGTGTGGCCGGAGGGGAAACCGGACGAAGCGGCATATCGCTGCGTCGGATGCCGCGAGCTGGTCCCGAACCACGAGAAAGCGCGGATGGTCGAGAGCGGCGAGTATCGCGCGCAGAATCCTTTGTCGCCGATTCCGGGATTCCGTGTCTCGCAGTTGATCTCGCCCAAACGGAGTTGGGGATCGATTGCGGTGGAGTTCCTCGCGGCCAAGAAATCGCCCGAGACACTCAAGGCGTTCGTGAACACGGTGCTCGCAGAACTGTGGGAGGAGAAGCATGAGACTCCCATGGACGAGCGCGCATTGTGGAACCGATGCGAGCCCTTCGAGTCCGAGGCACCGGATGGTGCGGCGCTGATCACCGCCGGAGTGGACGTACAGGCCGACCGGCTCGAGGTGGAGATCGTTGGATGGGGTCGCGACGAGGAGTCGTGGTCGATCGCCTATCACGTGATCCCCGGCGACATCATGCGCAACGAAGTGTGGGATCACCTGGAGAGCCTGCTCACTTCCGAGTGTATGCACGAATCCGGTCTGGGCATGCGCGTGGTAGCGGTGGCGATCGATTGCGGATTCAAGGACGCGCTGGTCCTTCGGTTCACGCGCGACCGCTACGCCCGCCGCGTTTACGCCGTTAAAGGACGCCCGGGGCAGACTCCGATCTGGCCGCGCAAGCCGAGCCGTAAGAATCAGACGCCATTCTTCATGGTCGGGGTCGACGCCGCGAAGACGGCGATCTATGACCGGCTGAAGATCCAGGAGCCGGGACCGGGATTCTGTCATTTCCCGCTTGGGCGCGAGCTGGAGTATTTCGAGCAGTTGACGGCGGAGAAGAAATTCACGCGCTACCACAACGGGTTCCCGAAGCAGGAATGGAAGAAGGCCGCCGGCGCGCGCAACGAGGCGCTCGATTGCCGGGTGTACGCCTACGCGGCGCTGTATGCGCTGTACGCGAGCGGCTTGCGTCTGAGTGCGCACTGCGACAAGTTCGCTCAGATGGCGGGCGGTCGACGCGCCGAGTCAAAGACGGTGATGCCTCAACAGGAGCAGCGCTCGCAGCCGCCGACTGAAAGCGTGCCACCCGCGCTCATCGAGCGGACGGCTCCCGGGCCGTGGGTCCCACGAAGGAACTGGTTCTGATGGCGCTCACGACTCTGACCGTCGCGCAACTGACGGCGAACCTGAACGCGCTGTACATGGCGTTAGGTAATCCGCTGCTCCGCGCTCGCTTTCCCGATGGACGCGAGGTGCAGTATCGAATTGTTGACGATATTCGGAAGGCCATCGCGGAAACTGAGGATGCTATCCGAGAGGCCAGCGCGCAGAAGACTAGCAAATCGACGCTCGCGGAACACCGGCGCGGGGATGGCCCGTACGTGGCGGGGTTCCCGCCGTGGGAGCAGTGGTGATGCGAATCAATCCAACCGTTATCCAATGCGACTGCGGGTCGCCGGTACTCGTGTTGAATGAGCATGGCCTGTTTACCTGCTCGAATCCGCAGTGCGTGAACTTCGAGAAGGTGTTCAAACCTATCGAGGTGAAGGCGGTCCGCTCGCAGAAGACGTATCGGGAAACTGTTTACACGGCGGCCGAATGAACGTTCTCGATCGAGCGATCAACTTCGTTGCGCCGCGCTACGGGCTGCGGCGGACGCAGGCTCGCATGGCGCTGGAGTTGACCGCGGGTTACCTCGACCGGCACGCTTCGCGCTTCTCCTACGACGGGGCGAGCGCGGGGCGGCGCGCGTACGGCTGGTACGCTCCGTCGACCGACGCCAACGTCGAGTTGATGGGATCACTGGTATGGCTCCGCAACCGGAGCCGGGATCTGATCCGCAATAATCCGTATGCGTCGAAGGCGATTGAGGAGTTGGCAGGCAACACGGTCGGGACCGGCATCGTGCCGCAAGCGAAGACGGGAGACGCGGGGCTCGACCGTATCATCGATGCCGAGTGGCCGTACTTCGTCGAGAACTGCGATACGCCGCAGCGGCTGGATTTTTATGGGATGCAGTCCCTGATCATGCGCACTGCCGCCGAGAGCGGCGAGGCGATCCTGCGATTCAGGCCGCGCCTGGCGAAGGACAACCTGCGCGTGCCGCTTCAGCTTCAGATCCTGGAGGCCGACTTTCTCGATCAGACCAAAACGATGGGCACGGTCAACGGCCACATCATGCAGGGCGTCGAGTTCGATCTACTTGGTCGGCGCTCGGCGTACTGGCTCTATACGTATCATCCGGGCGGCGTTCTGATTTTGAATCCGCGCGGCGGAATCCTGAGCCAGCCGATTCCCGCCGAGCAGGTGCTGCACACATATCGCGTCCTGCGGCCCGGCCAGGTGCGCGGCATTCCGTGGCTGCATCCGGTGATGATGGCGCTGCGCGATCTCGACGATTACGCCGACGCGGAACGCGTGCGCAAGAAGATCGAAGCGTGCGTGGTGGCGATGGTGACACAGCCGGAGGGGATCGACGGCTCGACGCTTGGCCTTCAGGGAAAAGACCCGCTGACTCGCAATCCGGTCGAGTCGTTTCAGCCGGGAATGACCGCGTACTTGAAGCCGGGCGAGGATGTGAAGTTCAACAATCCGCCGGTCGCGGGTGGGTATCGCGAATACAAGATGACGGAGCTGCAGGGGATCGCGGCGGGCCTGGGGATTCCCTACGAGATGCTGGCGGGCGATCTATCGCTGGTCAACTATTCGAGCTGGCGCGGCGGCCAGTTGGGGTTCCGCAACACCATCGAAGGATACCGCTGGCTGACGCTGATTCCGATGTTCTGCATGCCGGTGCGAAGGCGCGTGATCGATACGCTGGTGCTCCTGGGTAAGGTTCCGGCGAAGGCCGTCACTGATCCAAAGATCAATCTGTACGGCACGCAGTGGACGGCACCTCGGTTTGAATCGGTGGATCCGGTGAAGGATGCCGAGGCCGCGCTGAAAGATATCCGCATCGGACGCGTCACCTGGTTCGAGGCGGTGGTGGCCAACGGGTTCGATCCCAACGCGCAGATCGAGCAGATCGCGCTGTTCAACAAGCTGATGGATAAGTACGAGATCATCCTCGACTGCGATCCGCGCAACATGACCCTACGCGGACAGGAGCAGCCCGCTGGGACCGAGGAACGAACGCCGACGAGCAAAGCCGTGGGGGGCGCGCCGAAGCCTGGCAATCAGTCGACGAGGCTCTCCGATGAAGACCTGGGAATGATCAAGGAACTGCTCGTGGCTGGCGCAACGAACCGCGCGCGTGGATGGGAATCTCCCACGCGGATGTACTTGACCTAACCACAAGGAGAAATCTATGAGCGAACCCCGAGGCGAGTACTTTGCCGCGAACGACGAAGAAATGTCGTTTGTTCCGACCACGCTCGACGCCGACGAGCGCACCGTCGATGTGGTCTGGTACGGCGGCGCGACCGTCCCCAGGACCGATCCCGACACCGGCGATGACTACATGCTCCAACTGGATATGGACGGCGCGCGACTGGACCGTCTAAACAACGGCGCGCCCGTCTTCGACAACCACATGAACGGAACCGATGTTCGTTCGGTGATGGCGAACAAGTCCGGGACGCGGGCGCAGATCGGAGTCGTGCAGAAGGCTTGGGCCTACGGTCCGAAGGGGATGGCGACGCTGAAGTTCCGGCCGGAAGGTCAGGACCAAACCAGCGACCTGGTCTGGTCGGGAATCCAGTCTGGAATTATTCGGAGTCTCAGCTTCGGCACGTGGCTCTATGCCAAAGAGCCGCAGGACGCGAGCAACGGCGCGACGAGCAATGTTTTTACGGCGACCGATTGGGAGCCGTTTGAGATCTCGGCGGTGAACGTACCGGCGGATTTCACCACCACTTTTTTGTCCGCGACACCTTTGTCAGCTAAAGCCGCGGATCACACTCGGGCAACACGCCCAACTAAGGAGACCATCGTTATGGAAACGACGACTCAAGCGGGCGGAGATGCCCGTAATGATCAGGTAGTGCTCGACGCGGCGCGCGCCGAGGGAACGAGGCTGGAGCGGCAGCGCGTGAGCGAAATCACGTCGCTGGGCGCCAGTTTCAAGTTGGAGAAGCTCGCCGCTTCTCTGGTTAGTGGGGGCGTGTCAATTGAGGACGCGAAGTTGCGATTCGCCGGGGCTTCGGAGATCCGCACGATCGGAGCGCCGATGCTGAAGTACGGCGTCCCGCAGCAGTTCATCGACGGATTGATCGATGAAGGCGTGACGGTCGATGCGGCTCGCGCGAAGATCCAGGACGAGTTGGCTGCGCGGGCGAACCAGACTCGCGAGGGCCGGGAGTTTCAGCCGCGAAGCGAGGTGGTGATCACGCGCGACGCTAACGAGACGCGCCTCGCCTGCATGCAGGAAGCTCTGGTGCTGCGATGCAATCCGCAGTTCTACATGCAGAAGCGCCGGTCGTTCGCAGGAGAGATGGAGTTCCTGCCGGGCGGCGGTTCCGAGATGCAACGCCGCGCCGAGGAGATGGGCCGCGAATACGTCGGCTTCTCGCTGCTCGAAATGGCGCGCGAGAGCCTGGAGCTGCGCGGCGTCAACACGCGCGGCATGGACAAAATGACCATCGCGACCAAGGCGCTGATCCAGTACGACGGCAAGGTCGAGATCTTCGGAGGCGGCGCAGAGTCCACCAGCGACTTCCCGTCGATCCTGGCGAACGTCGCGAACAAAACGTTGCGGCAGTCGTACGAGGCGTACCCGCAGACCTTCAAGCCGTTTAGCCGTCAGGTGACAGCGCCCGACTTCAAACCAATCAATCGGGTGCAACTGTCGGACTCGCCGGCGTTGCGTCCGTTGAATGAAAAGGGCGAGTACACGCGCCTGACTCTCACCGACACGAACCAGAACTATTCGCTCGCGACGTATGGCGGCGTGGTAGCGCTCACTCGCAAGACCATCATCAATGACGACCTGCAGGCGTTCACGCGGATTCCGGCGGTCCTGGGTGTCGCGGCCGCGCGCAAGCAGTCGGATGTGGTCTGGGCGATTATCACCGGCAACCAGGTGATGCAGGTCGACAACACCGCGATGTTCGCCACCGCCCACAACAACTTGCTGACCGGGGCCAACAGCGCGTTGGCGCTCGGGGCGGGCAACCCAGTGACGGGCATCGCTGCCGGGCGCGTCGAGATGCGCACGCAGACAGGTCCGCAGGGCACGCCGCTGAATTTGATTCCGCGGTACCTGCTGGTTCCCGCCGCGCTGGAAACGCTGGCGCTGCAACTGATCTACCCGATCCAGTTGGCGGCCAACCAGATCACCGGCGTGGTGCCCGAGTGGATTCAGGGGCTGGTGCCGATCGTCGAGCCGCGTCTCGACGTGAACAGCACGACCGCCTGGTATATGGTCGCCGATCCGACGCAGATCGACACCATCGAGTACTGCTTCCTCGAAGGGCAGGCGGGCGTGTACTTCGAAACTCGCCAAGGCTTCGAGGTGGATGGTATCGAGATGAAGGCGCGCATGGATTTCGCGGCTGCGGCGATCGACTATCGCGGGCTGCAAAAGAACGCGGGGAGCTAAAGAGAAGAGGAGAATCCAACATGAAAAACTACATTCAACGCGGAGAAACGGTCACCGTCACTGCGCCCTACACGGTGCTGTCGGGCGGCGGCCTCCTTGTCGCTGGAACTGGCCACATTTTCGGGGTGGCGGTCAACAACCAGAGCAGCGGCGACAGCACCGAGGTCCTGACCGAAGGGGTGTTCGATCTCGCCAAGGACACGAGCACCTTTGCTGAGGGCGACTACGTGTATTGGGACAACACTGCGAAGCTGTGCACCTCGACCGCGACCAGCAATACAAAAATCGGTGTGGCCGCGCTCACCACGCCGAGCGGAGTGAACGCGCCCGGCGGTCTGTCGGGCGATCCCACCGTTCGCGTAAGGCTGAACCAGTCCTTCTAACCATGTCGGACTGGTCCACCATCGACGCGGCCGCGACCGCCGTCATGCAGCAGACGTTCGGGGAGCCGGTCGTGTATCAACCGGTCGAGTCCGGCGCGGCGGTGGGCTCGCCGTTGACGATCACGGCGATTCGCCATGCACGCGAACGCGAGGAGTCGGGCGCGACGGCGGGCTTCGAAGAGATTTCGGTGAACCCATCCGACTTCTCGAATCCGCCGGCGAAAGGCGATTGGGTGACCGCCTGGGGCACGCAGTACGTGGTGACGACAGTGCGCCAGCCCGACGCCTACGGCATGCTCAATCTGGCACTTCTTCAGCGCTCGTGATCAATCCGAAAATCATACTCGGCGAGTGGGTGACCGCGCTCCAATCGTGCCCGGACTTGGTCACCGCTATCGGTGGCGACGCCGACCACATCCGCGCGTTCATGGAAGGGCTGGCCGACGACAACAATCTCCGGCTTGCCATTCTGCAAATGCCGCCTGGCTCGATCCTGGTCGCGTGGAACGGCACCACGCCACGTCGTCTCACGGGCGGGGCGCTGCACTTTGCGCATCGCTTCTCGATTTACCTGCGTGCGCCGGAACTCAACTCGACCGCCACGTACGCCGATCTGTTCTGGCTGCTGGTCAGCGCAATACCAACGGGCGCTCCATCCTGGTCGTCGCTCTTACATTTCCAGATCGATCCCGATTGCTACCCGATGGACATGGATCTTCCGTCCGCTCAACGGAACACCGTAGTCGTGAGCGCGGACGGCGCAACGCTCGATTACTTCGAAGTGCAAGCAACGCTGGTCGAACAAGGCAACCCCGGCGGGGAATGAAGGAGAACGTTATGGACTGGGTTCTTATGCAATCGCCCCAGGGCGAACTGAGGGAAGTTGAAGCGACCACCGAGGCGCTCACGCCGCTTATGGTCGCGGGATGGCATCAAGTTCCCGCTCCGGCGGCAAGCCCGGTGCCGGTCGCCCAGAAGCCGGTAGCCCCGACTGAGGAGGAAAAGTAGCATGGCAAACATCAACGAGTTGATGGAGGGCTGGGGCTTCGGCAAACAGACCGCCATCGGGACGGCGAACGCGGGAACGGCAATCTGGCGTCACACCAACCTCAATACCAAGCCTTGGGCGAAGGTTCCGGTGAACGAGGACGACCGGGCGGAAATCGGCAAAGGCCATGAGTTCCCGACACAGCTCTTCAGGTCGCATTACAACATGCCGCCTTTTGAGCTCTCCAAGTACGCCTCGTCGGAATTCCTCGCATGGGCGATGTGCTTCTCTCTGGGCAACGTCACCCTGACGGGCAGCGGACCCTATACGTATGTGATCGTTCCGGCCTTGGGCGCCACGAACGCGACCGGCCTCGAGCTGCCGTATTTCTCGTTCGTACAGCAGATCCGGCCCGGCGGCTCGGCGGTGCTCGATGAAATGCTGGTGGGCTGCGCTGTCAAATCCTGGAAGCTGTCGATCAAAAACAGTCCGGGCCGCGCCAGCGCGATGTGTTCGGTCGAATGCGTTACCACTGGCCAGTACACGGCTCCCAGTGGAATTACGCTGCCCGCCGTTTCGACGCCGCATGAATTCAATGCTGGAATGATCACCGCGTTGACGTTCAACGGGATCAATTACCTCTCGGGCGGGAGCGCGAAGCAGTTCGTCTCTATGGACGCTTCCTGGGAAAACAATTTCCGTCCCGGCTTCTTTCCTGGCTCGGGTTCGCAGGATGGCTACCAGATCCAGGGACGCTTCGAGTGGGGCGACCGCGCCTTCGCGGTGCAGTTCGTGGTGCGCGTCCAAGCCGGTTCGACCGAGTACGCGACCTTGATCAACCTGACCACCGGCACGGCCACGTTCACGGTGACCCGCGACGCCAACAATTCCTTCTCGATGCTCATCCAGAAGATGGGCTTCAGCGTCGCCGAACTCGGAAACACGGATGGCATCGTGACGCTTCAGATCACCGGCGTTCAACTATACGACGCCACCAACGGGCTGGTGACGATGACGATCGTCACGCCGATAACGGGCATCTGCCAATAGGAGTTCACATGGAAACTGAAAAGAAGACTGGCTTCGACGCAACGAAGCCGTTTGTTGTGCCGATCCTGTCGGGCGGCGAGAAGAGCTGCGAAGTGCGGTTCCCAACGGATGAGGAGTGGTGCGCCTGGGCGCGGGCACAGCGGACGGTGCGGCATTTTCTCGGGCGCGGCAAATCGCATAGCGAGGACGTGGACCTGCCCAAGATCAACGCCGAATTGTTCGCCAAGATTCGCATCGACAAACACGGTCCCGAGTTCGATGATGCTGAGGCCGGCATGGTGATCGGACGCATCGAGCGTTGCGCTGTGGCCAGCGTCGAACGCGAGGGGATCAACTACCGGATCGAGATGAAGGTCCCCGGCGCGCGTGTGGTTCACGTGTTGCGGATGCCCACCGCCAAGGAGATGCAGGACCACGAACGTGGTTCGACCAGTGTCGTCGCCGCACGCAGGTCCGTCGAGACGCGCGCGTTCCTGGAGCCAAGCGGCGCTCTCTATGACAAGCTGCATGTCTCGCACGACGGTTACGCCGCCGCGGTGCCGATCGTGCACAAGTCGGCGACGGTGTCCGAAGTCATCGCGCAACTGGCGATTGAGGCCGACGAAGACCCGGAATAGCTGCGCCCGGCGATTGGCCGGAAGAGCCGGGCGTTCGTTTCCTGATCCGGTCCGTGCTGCAGCAGGGCGGGCTGTGCGCGCGTGAGGAAGATTGCCCCGACCGCGTCTTCCGTTGCCGGAAATGCGGATACTCGGCTGGGTCGGAGTTGGATGGCTGTCCCGCGTGCGGTGCGAACTGGAAGGCCATCGACGTCAGTCACGGTTCGGCCTGCCCGAAGAATCGGCTCGAAGAAGCGATGGACACGCCCAACGGCGCTCTCGTCCGCCGTTGTTTCCGGATTCTGAACGCCAAGTGCATCGGACTAACGATCACCCTGGCGGATATCACAGAGGAGGAGTTCCGCTTGTTAGAGCTGATCGAAGCCGAGCGGCAGGAACAGATCGGGAGAGGGGACGCCGGCGCTCAGGATCGCCGGTCACGAGTCAGCTAGCGGTTTGGCGACAAACCAGCCAAGTGAACATAGCGCCGGAATATCGGAAGCTGGCTGGGCTTTTCGCCGTATCCCGAAAGGGTAGGTTTCGAGACGCGCAGAATCAGCGATTGGTTCGGCGTCGGCCCGATTTCAATCCTCGAAGGGTGTTCTAACGCAGTAGCAGTACAGGAACTGCTGCGCCGTCCCCCAAGGGGTGTAATGCAACTCCTGGGAGGCATCCATCAAGCGGAATCCAGCGCCGAACTCGCCGTGCAACGCTTGGGCGTCGTACCGGACAACATCCAAACCGCTGCAACGGGCGGGACCATCAGGCCCGAAGGTGCTCACGATAACGTACCCGCCGGGACGAACGCTTCCCCTAACCGCACGCACATAGGCGCTGCGATCTTCCGGCGACGTTAGAAAATGGAATACGGCGCGGTCATGCCAAACGTCGAAACCATGGCTCGGCAGTAAGGCCTTGGTGATGTCTGCCGCGATCCAACGGACGTGTTCTGCCGCGCTTCCGAGCCGACGTCGGGTGTCATCCAAGGCAGTCCGCGAGATGTCCAGGACCGTTAAGTTCCGATAGCCACGCGCGATCAGGTCGTCCACCAGCGTGGATTCGCCCCCTCCGACATCGACGACCGAAGCATCCACAGACCCGGCCGCGCGTTCGATCAAGCCGAGCGAAATATCGAGATGCGGGCGATACCAGCTCACCGCATTGGCTGGCTTGCTCTTATACACGGACTCCCAATGGCCTTCTGAGTTCATGGATTTGGACGTACGAGCACCATCACCCACATATCTGGGGAGTTCGGTCTCCAGCTTTCGGGGCGCCATTTGACGAACGGGTCCTCGATGCTCGACACCTGAAAGCCCGCCTCGACAGCCTCGGCCCGGACTAACGCGGGAGCGATCTCATGCTGCTTGAGCTGATCGGCGCGCGACAGCGATCGATGTTCGGTCAGGCTAAAATCGGCGATGACCAGTCTTCCGCCGGGTTTGAGCGCGTGGAGAAGCTTGTCGAGCATCGCCTGGTAGCTTTTGAAGTGATGATAACTGTCGAGAACCAGAACCGCGGCCAAACGGCTCTGCGGAAGATTGGGGTCCTCCGGTTCGCCTTTGACGACAACGACGTTAGCGAGATTGAACAATCGTCCCCGAAGATTGAGGCTGCCGATGGCGATATCGTCGATATCTTCGGCCAAAACCTTTCCATCCGGCCAAGTGAGCTGCGCCATGCGCATCGAATAGTAGCCGTTGCCTGCGCCCACGTCGGCGACCCAGTCGCCCCGTGAGATCTTCAGGTGTTCTAGAAGGCCAGTCGGGTTCTGTACCAGCTCGCGCCGCGCGTCCCCTTCTTTGAAATTCTGAATTGTCGAGCGATCGTCGGCATTTTGCGGAACCTGGAAGGCGAGCGCTGCCGCGGCCACCAGCAGCAAAGTAACGCCGCCGGATATACATCGCATACGTACGATCATAACAACTGCGGCCTAGCGGGATCAGGCTATGGTGATGGGCTCGCGCCGAGAGTCGCGGCGCAGTGCTTGTTTTCGAACTACCGCTGCGCGGCGACCAGAAAGTAATAGATTGGACCGTCAGGGATGTGCGCCGACTTTTCACGCGATTCAACGATCGTGAAGCCGACGCTGGTGAGTTCATCGCGGACGAACCCGGAAGCGATGTGGTGTTTCGCGGTTTGCTGTGCGCGCGTTTCCTCACCGGCGAGCGGAGAGGGCTCCGAAATCACGAGACGGCCGCCGGGCTTCAACGCGTCGTAAATATGCCGGAGCATCTCTTGATAGGACTCGATTTCGTGATAGGCGTTCAGGATTACAACAGCGTCCAATTGGCCGGTGGGGAGCTTTGGATCGGCGGCGGCGCCAAGGATCGTCGAGACGTTCGAAAGGTGAGCCTCATCGACGCGCTTGTGCAAGCGGGCCAATCTCTTTTCGTCGATGTCTTCCGCATAAACCTGGCCGGAGCTGCCAACCACAGCCGAGAGACGAACCGTCAGGAAGCCATCGCCTGCGCCGATATCGGCGACGACGCTCCCGGGATGGACGTTCATGGCGGCAAAGACATCGTCGATGTGCTGCCAGAGCTCTCGCTCGGATTCGTGGGCGATGTCCTGAGCGGAGATGGCGAGGGTTATGAACAGGGCGGCGGCGAGGGGTCGTGCGAGTCGCATCTAATTTGACGATCTTATCCTATATTGACGCTTCTGTCCGAAACCGAGTCTCCTGGGTCAGCCCCTTCGCCTTTTGCTGTTCCCCGGGCAGATCTTATTAGAACGATAAGCATCGTCTACCAGCCCACAGAAGACCGGCGCTTGGGCGAAAACGCCCATTCCGGAGACTGACCACCGCATTATCCCCTAGGGATCATGCTTCTCGCAGAGGTTAAACCATGTCCCGATTCCAAACCGTCATCAGAAGCGCTCGCTTCGTTTATTCGCCCTATACCGCGACCGAGATGCAGGGCTTCGCGCAGGTGCTGGCCGACTCGATCCGCGCGCGCATCCAGAGCGGGCAGAATATTTACGATCAGGCTGCAGCGCCGCTGAAACCCGGCCAGTCGGGCCGCCGCGGCTATCCCGATTACAAGTCGGCGCGTGGACTGAAGCCTATCCGTGACTGGACCTGGAGCGGGCACACCTTGCGTTGCCTCAAGGTCCTGACGGCGAACGAAAACCGCACGGCGATTGGATTTCTGGATGAAGCTCTTTCGGGCCGTCGGCAGACCGCCTCGCAGATCGCCGCTTTCAACAACCGGCGCGAGGCGCAGTGGGGCGTTTCGCCGCACGATCGCAGGGTGGTACTCGCTGCGTTCCAGGCGCGTCCCTTCGTGATGCTCAAGGCAGCGTGAAATGGCAGACCAGGCAGAGCGCGTAATTCTCGAAGCCGAGGATCAAGTTAGTCCAGTCGTGGACAAGGCCAACGCCGGCCTGGATCGCTTCGAGAAGCAAGCGGAATCGTCGCACGGGAAGGTGATCCGGATTTCGGATCAGACCAGAACCAGCGTCCAGCGTCTGATTTCGTCGCTCGAAAAGCAGGCTGAGACCTATGGCAAGAGCGGCGTGGACCGGTTGATCACGCAGCGGGATCAGCTCTTGCAGCGGTACAACCGCGAGCCGCAGGCCATCGATGCGATCACCAAATCCTACGAGAAGATGATCGCGATGGAGGAGAAGGCTGCGCGCGAATCGCTCGCGCTCAAGGCCGCCAAGGAAGCCGAAGAGGCGCTGCTAAAGCAATCGGAAGCCATCAAAGGGTTCGGGGAACGTGTCAGCCAGTTCATGGAGAATCCGCTTCAGGGAGCGAAGGGCGCAGTCTCGTCCGTGCTTTCTGCTCTTGGACCGTTCGGAATCGCGGTCACCACCGGCGCCGCCGTCCTCGGCACCATTGCGGTGTCGGCATTCGAGGCTGCGAAGAGTCTCGGCGAGTACGGCACCCGCGTGAAGGATGCGGAGTTGCGAACTGGATTGACCGCGAAGGAGGTCGGCCAGTTCGGTTTCGCGGCGCGCGCGGTCGGGCAGGACATATCGATTGTCGAGCGCCTCATGCGCGGCATGGCCCAGGCGGCGAACGACAACTCCAACGAAGGTGAAAAAGCGCGGGCAACGATGCGCGCGATGGGGATCGAGTTTCACACCGCTACCGGAGAGATGAAACCCACTTCCGAGATCCTGATCGAGCTCTCGGAGGGACTGAACAAGCTCCCGGCGGGGTTTGAGCGGGACGCCGCTGCGATGGCGCTATTTAAAAAGGTCGGCGTCGAGGCGATTCCGTTCATGACGGAGCTGAATGAGAACCTGCGTGTCGCTCACGAGCAGGGGTTCGGGCCGACGGAGGAGGACATTCACCGTTTCTCCGAATACCAGCGGCAGATAACAGTGCTCGAAACCAAATGGGACGGGCTGGTCCGCAAGTTCAAAGAAGGGTTGGTTGTCACCGTGACGCTGGTCGGGAAGGGCGTTGACTGGTTCCTAAACAACATCGGGACGGCTGGTGATGACGAACGGCAGCACCACGAAGAAAAGCAGGCGCTTCAGGATGCCGCGCAGATCAAGTTGGTGGGTGGTTATGGCGCGAGTGCGTCGGTCAGCGCCCATCGTAGCGAGGTGGCCGACATGGATCGTCAGGCGCCGGAGATCATGAAGAATCGCGACGCCACATTGAAGCGCATCGAGGAGATGCGGGCCGAACAGGAACGGTTGACCGCCGGTTTCGGTATGCTGCAGGCGATCGCTCCCACGCGCGACGAGGAAACTCGCTCGAAGAAGGCGAGCGACATCCAGGACCAAATCCAGCAGTTACAGAAGATGCTGGCGGATGCGGAGGCATCTACCAAGCGGAGCGATCTGCATGCGGGCAAGGAAGAGACGAATCGGATTCGCGCCCGGTTCTTCGGCACGCACGATGGCATGGAGAAGGCATACGCCGACGCCAAGAAGGATGTCGAGCGGCTGCAGAAGCAATTACTTGAACCCGACAAACCTTTGACCAAATCGCAGGCGCAGGACCTGGATCAACAACTCCACGCGGCGCAAGCGAATGAGACTCGCCGCAAATCGGCACTGGATGCGGTGACGAAGGGCGCGGAGCAGCTCAAGGAGTTCCAACGCCAGGCGGCAGAGTTCGAGAAGAAGGGCGATGAAGCTGAGCTGGACGCGATCGGCAAGATCTACTATCAGCGGGACCAGCTTCTGAAGCAGGCCGCGCAGGTGAAGGCGTCGGAAAAAGAGATCACTGCGATCCGCAAGTCTGCTGAAGAGCAGGCGTCCGTGATCTACAAAAAGTCGTGGGAGGAGTTTGAAAAGTACGACGAGAAGCAGATGGCCGCGCGGAGTAAGAGGATGCTCGCGCTGATGGGGCCGTCGAAAGACCAGATGAAGGAGTGGGAGGAATATTTCGCCGCGCAGGAAAAGATCGAGGACATCGGAGTGCAGACGCAGCGCGAAGAGGCTCGACGGAGCGCGGCGCGATCCGGGCGCATGGCGGAACTGACTGCCGGTCAGGAAGCGCCCGTGGCGATGTCCGAAGCCGAAAAGCGGGACCGGGCAGATCGTAAAGAAGTGGCGGCTGCGCAGCAGGCATACCAGACTAGGCTCGACCTAGCGGTCCAGTTGGCCGGCATCGAAGCCGAGCGTATCTCGAAAGAGGAGAATGCGGCGAAGCGCTCCGTGCTGGCGGCGCAGGCGCAGAAGGATCTGTTCACGGAGCTTGCCCTGGCTCAGGATCAGTTCGAGGAAAAGCAAGCGCAGATCCAGCAGAAGCGCCAGCAGGAAATACAGTCGCAGATCGACGGGCTACAAAAGCAGGCAGAACGGCTGTTCGATGTGCTGTTCACCAAGCCAAAGAATTTCGGTAAGGATCTGTTCAGCACGATTCACGCCGCGGTGCTCAAGCCAGTGACGGAAACGCTCGGTGGCGCGGTGGCGAACGTGGTGCATCCGATCATCTACGGGTCTGACGGGCGCGGCGGCCTCAGTGGAATGTTGCGCGGCACGTCGCAGGATCCGGTGCGCGTCTCGACCGACATGAACACATCGGCGACCATGCAGAACAGCGCCGTGATGGCCAGCTTGACGGCGATTCTTGCCGCCAGCATGGGAGTGGCGGCACCGTCCATGTCGGGCGGCGCGGCTGGCGTTCCATCGATCTCGATCCCGTCGATTTCGGCTCCGGCGAGCGCGAGTGCCAGCTTGAGTTTGCCAGCGATCCTCGGGGGCGGCCTCTCGCTTGGCGGAACGTCGATGCCAGTCGGCGGCGGTGGAAGCTCGGTTTCAGCGACGGCCGCGCCCGATATTCATGACCTTCCAATGCGTTCCACTTCAGGGAGCGCCGGATTCAATCCGCTGGGGTTGCTGTTTCCAAGTTCCAGCAAAGGGATGGGCGGGATTGCGGGAAACATCTTCAAGCCCGGTGGCCTCACCGGCATGCTTGGAAATCTGAAGAACTCCGTCTACAACTCCGGCGGTATCATCATGGGGCCTGGCGTCGGGACCACCGCAGCCGGAATCGGTGGTCCGCTGGGCACAGTTGCCGGCGTTGCTTCCAGCCCGGCGGCGGGCATGGCAGGGCTGATGCTCGGCATCAACGGAGTCCAGCGTCAGGGCGTGGGAGGAACGATCGAGGCCGGTCTGGGCGGCGCTCTCGCGGGCTTTTCCCTCGGCTCGCAGATTGGTTCGCTCGGTGGTCCGATGGGTGCGGCGATTGGTGCAGGGGCCGGTGTACTCGCTGGAGTCATAAGTTCGGTGTTTTTCGAGTCTCCGCAGAAGAAAGCTCACGAAGACATCCAGCAAATCTACGGTGTGAATATTCCGCAGAACAGCGGCACGATCAAGCAGGTGGTGCAACTCGCACAGTCGCAGTTCGGCGGTGATATCGCCGTCGCGGTGCGGTCGCCTAGCGTCCGTCAACTGGTGATGCTGTATTCGGAGGCCACAGGCCAGAAGATGCCGCTGTCGGCCACCACGCCGTACGCAGGGAGTCTCGTGGAGCAAGGCGGCAAGGTCTATCAACAAGCCAGCTACCAGGACGGACAGGCTCACACCTACGCCTCGAACATCCCGACGCTCGGCGGGATCGCATCGGGAACCTACCCGACTCCCGGAGGCCCGAACACCTCGGGGGGCACCGGCGCGACGTACATGTCGCTGAACATCAGCGGCAACGATGCCGCGAATTTCATGACGGGCCAGTTCGTGACGCCGCAGTTCGTGACCGACCAGGCGATGGCGGCGCAGTATTCGAGCTACGGGCGCACGCAGCAGTCGGCCAATATGCAACTGCCCGGTTTGACAGTGTCCTAATACCGGTTTCATCACCCCACAACTAGGATCGATCATGCGGAAACTGCTTCTCCTTCTTGCGTTCTGGCTGTTGTGCGCCCCGCTGTGCCGGGCGCAACCCACGCTGACCACGATCCAAGACACGCTCTACAACATCGACGGGTCGCTGATGGATGGCAACATCATTGTGACCAATACGGCCTTCTCAGTCGGAGGCGTGCCGATCGCGCGCGGGGCGCGGGCCTTTCTGATCACGAACGGCGTCGTCAACATTCAGCTTGCCCCGACGGATCACGCGAGCCCGGCTATCGTCTACACGGTGAACACGGTCTCAAACGGGCAGACTTCCACGAGCGTCTGGTCGGTGCCGACGCTCCCGTCGTCCCGCTGCCCCAGGGGGACTTGCACCATCGTGCAAGTCACGACGCCCTACACGCCCGGCCCGACGACGACGGTCGCGCTCTCGCAACTCTCCACGCAAGGCGCCACGAACGGGCAGCTCATCTGCGACAGCAGTGGTGTTGCGGTGTGGTGCAATCCGCAGGCGACGGGCGTCACTTCGTTCGATGGCAGGACTGGGGGGGTCACGCCTGCAGCGAACGATTACAACTTCAATCAGCTTGCGGGCGCGGCTTCGGTCGGCCAACTGCCCACAGGAATCCCAACCGCCAATATCGGAGGAGGCACCGTCGGGAATACGGCTTTCGGATACGTCGCCAACCTGACGAGCGATGCACAAGCCCAGCTCAATGCGAAGCTCGCCGCGGCGAACAATCTGTCCGACGTAGGCAGTCCAACGACAGCGCTATCGAATATAGGTGGACTCCCGAAAGGGATTGTCACAACCTGGATCGATCAGTATTGCAGCGTGCCGGGGACCTATGACGACACCTGCTTCTCAGGCGCGTTCAGTGCAGCCGGGTCCGCACAGAACGTGGCGTTCATGATGGGACCGAATACCTACACGCTGCAAAACGGGCTCTCGATCTCCAGCAAGACCGGGTGGACCATCATGGGTCTGGAGGCTCGAAGCAAGCTCACCGTGAAGAACGGACTGAACACCGCGATGCTGACTCTGAACTCGACGACCGATTTTGCGATGCGGGATGTGTTCGCCGACGGAAACTATGCGAATCAGACGAGCGAAACCTCTGTGATCTCGGCGACGAATATCATCGGTCTGATCGTACAGGGAAACAGGTTCTCGAACGTGAAGGGCCGGGCGGTGGTGGTCAGCAACACTTCTCCTGATTCCAGCGACGGCTTGTTCATCGTGGACAACATCATCTCCGGCACGACGGACTCCGCGCTTTATCTGACGCTGTACTTGGACGCCCTGACGATTGCCGGCAACCGGATCGACGGCGTCGGCGTCGATGGAAGCAACCCGCAGAAGTCGGCTGCGATCTACGTCACCAAGGGCGTAGTTTTCGGCCACCTCGTCGGGGTCGGCTACAGCGGGAATTACGTCATGGCCTCGCCTAACGTTAACGGCAGTACGTATCTCCAGTATGGAATTTTGTTCGATTCGATCGGCGGTCTGCCGGTCACGGACATGACGAACGCGTACACGAACATCCAGACCAACTGCGGCACTATCAATTCTGCGCTGTCCTGTGTCACGGGCGTCCCCAGCATGGTGAGCGGGAACCCGACGCAGATTTACCCCCTCGGATACTGCTCCTCGGTCGGCGCGACTCCCATCCCGAGTCCACACTTCATGGGATCGAGCGCGGCGATGCAGTGCATCTCGGTCGGAGGCACCGCGATGGCAGCGGTTCCGCTGGCCCACGGCAGCGGCGACGTATACGTTTCGATGTTGGTCGAGCCTCCGGTGACGTACCTTTCGACGACCTTGTCCTTGGGTGGTTACACGGATGCTTCCGGCGGGAACGTGGATTTCATCGCGCTGATGGCGTGCGCACCGTTCAGCGTTTCCAGTGGGCCGAGTTTTCCTGCCATGCTGGCGGGTTCGTATGCGCTTCCGGTGACGTCGGGCGGCAGCAGCTCGTCGATCAGCAGTTCCTCGGTCAACGAGTTCGCCCCGCCGTACAGTCTCGGCATAAACTCGACTTGTCAGATTCCAACGGGAGCCGTGATCACGCGTCAGTATCGACGCGGCAGCAACGCGGCGGATACGAACACCGGCACCTTGTGGATTGTTTGGGCCAAGTACGAACAGAACTTCAGGGTCCAGTAGCATGCCCGGAAACATTCAATATGCCGTGCCGAGTGGCGTGATGCCGGCCTCGCTGTGCACCGCGTTCACGGAGTTGCGCGAATACGTTCAACTCCAGAACCAGTATCACGATGGGAACGTCCAGCGGTCGCAACTCGCGCAAACCTCGCGGCGGACGTTTCGGCTCAGCAAGCGTTTGACCGCATCGCTGCTCTCGGCGCTGTACAGCTTCTGGAACTCCCAGGGCGGAATGACGCCGTTCGCTTTCTACAATCCGTTCGACGTGGCGTCGGGCCAGGAGATCGGAAGCAACTACGATCCCAGCGGCAATAACACACAGGGTCGTGTAACGGTGGTGTTCCGTGGCAACTGGGCGCAGGCCACGGACGTCGCGCGGACCAACGTGCAGGGGTTGGAATTGGTGGAGGTGGCGTAGGGAGCTCGCTTGTTGTGTTTTCGCGAAGCCGACCTTCCCGCGTTGGAACCCGCGCGTGGCAGCACATTGATGGATTTATTGGAGCGTATCGTGTTACAAGTATAGCTGCGCCACCGTTAGGAGGATCAATGGGAAGCAGGGGATCGGGAAGGATCAGCGACTACCCAGGCTCATCATCGGGCAAATCCGGCGGAACCGGTGGCAGCAATGATGACGCCGCACAGGATCGCTGCGCCAGAGCATTTAGCACGCGTTTGGAGGACGTAGAGCAGTCTCAGTACTTTCGGATGCGCGGAACGATTCCGCCGATTGGCACGCCGCTGGAATTAGTGCAGCGTAAGCGGCTTGTAGCTCAGACGACAGGCGGGGAAAGCATTGGCAATCTTCCGACTTCATTGAATTAC